ATTGGCCGTATGGTCGGACGTCGTGTCAGCGGCCATGATGAACGCTTCAACCTTGGAACCAGCGCCGACGGTCGCATCGGCAAACGTAATTGACGCCTCATTCGATCCCGGAAAGGCCCCAAAGTCGATTGTTGCGGTGCCGGTTCCGCTCATCAGGCATTTCCAGCCGTAATGGTGAAGCTGGTAATGCTGACCACCTGACCAGAATTTATCGACGTGTTGTCAAGGTTCAGGTCAGCGCCAGAGGTGGATACATCGCCGTCAATGACCGCCGTAGTGCCGTCCGAACGGAAAAGCCGGTAGTGGCTCGCCGTGCCGCTCGCGTTGGCGCTGCTATCGTCTGCGATGGCGCTGGCCGTAAGCACGCCACCCGAAGCCGCCGCCGCAAAGGCCGAGGCGTTGCAAACACATTCGGCAAGCAACGTGCCGGTGATAGCCGCCGCGACGTTGGCTGGACGGGTCCCGCTGTAAATCCGCAGGATACCCGACGTACCGACTGCCGTGGTGATGGCGTCAAGCTGGGCATTGCGGAGCGTGGTGGAGTATTTCAAGGCCATCAGACATACACCCCGTGTCTCTGGAAGCGGTCAAGCAGGAGCGGGTCCGTTGTTATCTTGTACGTTTGCAGGAACCGCTGGCGGATGGTGCGCCGTCCGGCTTCAGCCATTGACACCACCCAATCAGGGACATTCGGACGCTGCAATTCCGGCGCAATCCGCACCGCAAGCATGGCCCTCAATCCCTGTTCATGCTCAGGGCCAAAAGGTTGTTCGCTTTCCAGCGTCAGGCCGGTTGCCGTTTTCCATGCGCCTAGTTCGGAGATGTAGATATGCCGCGTACCCGTCACCGCGACCACCACCATCGCCCCGTTGCGAGGCGGACGTTCAACGCCAGTGATCGGGTCGGTTATCGTATCAGGCAGGGTAATGAGAACGGGTGCGCCGGTTGTGTTGAATATCCGCTCGTCCTCTTTGGCGGTGTAGTCCGCATCCACCAGCACGTCAGTCAGGCGAACTTTGGGCAGGGTGCCGATCATGCTCTGGAAGGATTCAAGAGCCAAGTTCATCTCTACTTCGTCCGGCGTGTCGTACAGCGCCCGCACTCCGATCATGCGGATTGCAGCGGTCAGGGTGTCACGCATAGTCATGATGCCGCCTCCGCTAACGCGCCGCCCGGCTGGCGCATAAGGTACTGGTGCAGATTAAACGGGAACTCAGCGGTCGCGCTGTGATGGGTTAGGCTTAGATCGGGCAAAACCAGCAAATCCCCGCCGCAAGCCAGCCAGTTGCGAGAGAAGGCGTAATCCTCACCCCACCACACACCCTCAAACGCTCCATGATTGAACAGGTCAACATGGGGGGCAATCGGCGAGCCATAGCAAAGGTGCGGGTAGGCCCTGATAAACCGTTCCACCCCGGTTCGGGTGATTTTCATAAACCCGGCGGGAACGCGCTCTGCGTTCAATACCAGGGTGTTCGTTCCGTCCGCCGCTCTGCCTATCGGCCTGCCGTCGCTATCAAGCGCCAGCGTTCCCATATGCTCGACGTCATCCTTCTTGAACCTATAGACACCCGCGACAACCTCGCCCGGCGTCTGGATCAGGTCTAGCAGGTCTTCCGGCCTCCATGACAGGTCATGGTCAATGAAAACCACCGTCTCCGCACCAGCATCCAAGGCTTTACGGAGTAGCGTAGCTCTGGCTCCCGAGATGTAAGGGCACCCCACCTCGATCAGCAGCGTGTAGTCAATCCCCGCCTCTTTCAGCGTGGGCAATGACGCTTCCATTGCCTTGACGTAGGCGGGAAGCGGTTGGTCAAGGGTTGGCGTGCAAAGCGCAACCTTCACTGGACGTATCCAATCGCCAGCAAGTTATGGTCGGGAAGCCTTTGGATCACCACCCGCGCAAAGCCCGCGCTTTCCAGCGCCGCGCGTAGGGTGTTGCTCACAAAGCCCGTCCGGTGCGCCATGTAGGGTTGTTCCAACAGGGCCGACCTTAGCCCATAGTACAGGTCCAGACCCGCTATAGGGCCAGCCGGGCTGACAAATAGAACCTCATCCGTAGGCTCGACGCCTTCAAGGTCGGGAACAAACACCAGTGCCGCACCAAACGGCTTCAACACGCGGCGGAACTCTTTCAGCGCAACACCCACGTCATGCGGCGCGAGGTGTTCCAGTGAGTGATGCGAGAACACCAGATCGAAAGAACCAATGTCCCCCAGATCGGTCATTGACGCGACCACATCGGGTTCGCATCGCGGGTCAATGTCCAGACGGGTTTCGCTGTAGTTCAGGAAGGAGAGGAAATCAGGCAACGGGCTATACCCGCACCCGACGTGAAGAAGCGCCCCCGGAACAGAGGCAACCGAGGGCGCTTCCGCAGTCACTTAGGCAGTCGTCCGCAGCGTGCCGAGGGCGATTTGGCCGTTGACCAGTTCCAGAATGATAGCGGTCAGGTTGGACCCGACAGTCACATAGCTGGAAGCGGAGATGGTCGAGGTCGCCAGCACGGTCGAGCTGCGCTGGGCAACGGGAGTGGCGCCATAAAGGCTAATGAGCGAGGTGGCGGCTTGACCAAGCGAAACACCGCCGTTGATGGGGTTGTCCCCGAGATATTGAACAGCCATCGGCTTGTCCCTTTCGAATGAGAATGAGGTGGCCCGCCCCTTTCAGAGCGGGCCGATCAATGACGCTTAGGCGCCGAACATCGTGGTTCCCAGACGGGTGTCCACGTTCTTTACGCCGTAGTAGACGTCCCAACGGTGATTGTGGAGGTCGTTGGTTCCGTCCGAATAGCGCCAGTAACGAACGCTGATCCCGGTGTCGGGGTCGGTGGCGTAATCGCTTTCACCCGAGTAGGGGTTCGGCGGCTTCACGTTGACCAGCTTGATCGCCGACTTGTGGAAAGCGGCGTTGAAGCGGTAGGTCGTGGACAGAGCGCCAAGGTGGGTCAGCTGCGCGTTGTTGGCCGGAGCCGCCGTGCAGGTCTGGAACGCACCCGAGGTGATGATCGGGGGCGAGATGGTCAGGGTCACGTCGCCGCCACCGCCGGCAGACGTAGCGTCGGCCATGATGGTGAACTGACGGGCATAACCGAGATCGGCCTTCGTGCGGGGGTTGACCGCGTTGACGCCGTTGATCGTGAACTTCTCGCCAGCCTTGTAGGTCTTGGACGCTTGACCGTCGCAGACAAGTGACTGCGTGTAGGTCGTGCGGCAAGACGCATAGGTGACGTTCTGGTTCGCGCCGTTGACCAGCGTGGTCGTGGTCACGCGGTCGCCGGTCGTGATGGCGGGGATGGTCTGCGTGATGTACGGCTGGGTGTTGCCGAGCATCGGGATTTTCGCCTTTTGCAGAGCACTGATTGCCGTGTCGCCAGCCAGCGCGGCCAGACCCGTGAAGGTCGCAGCCAGAGCGTAGCCGTCAGCCGGGGTCATGATGGCGTTTCGGTCCGACATGGGAACGCCCATTTCGTCGAGACGCTGAGGACCCGCAAAGAACCCGGCAACCGTGGAAATGGTGTTTCCGTAGGTGCCGACCGAGTTGTTGAAGAACTTGGTCTGGTCGATCAGGTCGCCGTCAATCTGGGAAGCGATTTGCGTCATCGCCGCCTTGATGATTTTCGACTTCAGAAGCTGGTCAATGTTCGTCGTGGCTTCGTAGCCGGTGAACTGAACGTCGACGCCCTTCTGCTTGTCGCAGACCACGGCCACTTCGCCCTCGACCACATCTTGGCTGGACGCCGCAGCGCCGTCGCGGATGGTGAACTCGGGCGGGCGCTTCACATAAACGGTCGTGCCGACGCCGGGGACAAACTCCTTGTTCACGGATTCGCTGTCGGTCAACTTCGCCATGACAAGTTGGTTCTTGAGGAGGGCTAGGCCGACGTTGGCGTAGACCTTCGGGGTTGCATATGCGTTAGCCATAGTGGCGGTACTTTCTGGCGCTCAGGCCATTAGCCCGGAATGCGGTACTGCTTTTCAAAGGCCGCAAAGTCTCCGGTATCACCGGCAACCTTGAACTGACCGTTTGAGCCTCGCGCGGTTGGCGGAGGTTCGGGCGCATCCGTGGCGGTTTTTGGGGGAACCTTCGACCCGGTTGCGGGCGTCAGGCGTGCTTCAAGGAGTGTCAACTCGCGCACCTGGTGGAATGGACTTAGCCCATTGATCCGGTCCAGTTCTGCGGGGTTGTCGCCAAGGTGGGCGGCAATCATCGGGCCGATGTCCGACGTGCCGACAATCTCATTCACCGCTTCGGGAACCTGTTGCACCTTTTCAAAGGCCACCAATCCAGCGGGCTTGCCCTCGGGATAAAGCGTCTTTGCGCGGGTGTGGTAGGTTTCGACAACCGCCTTAATCTGTAGGGTCTGGGTTTGCTGTTGAACCATTTGGTTCGCCGCTTGCCATGCCTTCCAGTCGGTCAGGTCTTCGATAAATGCAAAGTCGTCGTCATAGTCGGCGCGGTTTGGTCTGCCGTCGCCTTGCGGTATCTGTTGCGCCTCTGGGGCGGGTTGAGCGGGTTGCGCCTGTAGGGCTTTCGCCTTCCAGTACTCAGCTTCTCGCAAAGCCTCGTGTTTCTGCGTTGCCATCTCATCGATGCGTTCTTGAACTGACCGCTTGACCTTGGGCTTCTCGCCTTCAGTCTCGGCAGGTTCGGCGGCTGCATCGTCGCCGGGGGTTTCTGGCTCCGCTTCGGGCTCCGGGGTTTCCGGGGCCTTGTCGTCAGCCAGATAGGTCTTGTCGCCTTCCAACGCCGCTAGAACGGCAGCGGTGTCGGTGCCATCGGTTTCCACCGGGGCTTGGGTTTGGTCGGTCATGTGCGCTTTCGCGGGGTTGCTCCGGGCGCGTAGTCAACGGGTGGAGCCACCCCGTTGCGCGAAACCTTAATCGTCGTCGCCGGTTTCCTGCTCGCCCATTTCAGGCGGCTTCATCCGGTCTTCAAGGTCCCGCTCCGCCATCGCGGCTTCGACGGGCCTCATGTTGTGATTGTGCATGTCGTCCAGCAGGCCAACGGATGCGCGCTTTGCATCCCATTCGGCCTTGTCCGCGTCGGCCTTGGCTTTGCGGACTTGCTCGACCTTTAGCATCACGTCCAATTCGTCGGGCTCTGCGGGGCTTTCAGGCGGGGCTTGCGCCTCGTTAACCGCCTTCTCAGCCTCCGCTTGCGCCTTGATAACCGCCGCCTGCTTAAGCTGCATGGTCAGGTCCATGTCCTGTTGCTGCATGGCCTGCTGTTGCTGGGCCGCTTGCATGGCCTGCTGAATTTCCTGCTGTTGCTCTGGCGTCTTCTCGTCGTCAGGGTCGGTCGCCAGACCGGGAGGCAGGGCCTTTTTGAGCCGTTCGGCAATGTCGTTCGCCATCGGCCAATCTTGGGCCTTGGCAATGAGGTCAGCAGATACAGACGCCGCCGCCGGGACAGCTTGCACAAACTGCATCATGCTTTCCGCCGCCTCAACGCGCTTGGTCGAGTAGGACGGGCCGCTCTCAATCGAAACGTCATACTTGCCGCGATTGATGTCAATGCTTTCCGGGTCGTTCGGATCGTTGACGCGCTTCACCTTCACGCTGTCGTCTTCACCCAGCACGCGGATTGTGCGAGCCGTGTCAAACACCGTGGGGATCAGCATATTCAGAACCCGGCCACCTTCGCGGATCGCCGCTTGCAGGTTGTCGGGATAGATGAACGTGGCAACGTCGCCCTCGCGCTGGCGTGCCATGATGGCCTTGCCAGACGTCTCGTTTGAGCGAGCGCCCAAACTGGCATCGTGAAGGCCGGTCGTATCCTTCATGTCCTGCGAGTTCAGGTTTGATTCCTGAAGCACAGCGGTATTGAGGTTCGGCGGGCCGATGAACTGCGGAGCGTTTGGCCCCGTGAAGGTCAGGACGTTATCGTCCGAGTTGACCGCATCGCGGAACCCGTCTTGATCGCCTTCCTGACGTTCCTCTAGCAGCCATTTGCCTTTCGGCGCTAGAGCCAGCATTTCAGCCGACACAGAGCGCCAATAGTTCTTGAGCCGCTGACTATCCCGCGCGTTGCGGACCAGACCGCCACGAATGCGACGGTCGCCAACGTTCACCTCCCAGCCTTGCACCCGGATGATGGGCAGACGGTCAATCGGTAGCTCATAGGGACCGTCGAGAACCTGGGTCCCGCTGATCAGATACATGCACGCCGACTTGACGTCAGCGGAGCGCGTGCGGATCGGAACAACGCCTTGCGGGACTTCCGAAGCCTTGACGACAAGCCCGCCTTCCAGCAGCGCGAGATCAACCTTCGAGGTCTTCATGATCCAGTATTCGGTAATCCGAACGCTGTCCTGCGAGTACCAGCCGTCTACGTCGTGAAGCGGGACTTCAAGGCTGCTGTCTAGCACGGTATCAAACCGGGCTTCGAAGTCTTTACGGGGAACCATGTCACTGACAAAACAGTGCGAGGCGTCCTTGCCCGTGCGCTCTGTAGAGTAAGGGTCCCAAGTCACCGCAAAGGCGTTCGGGATAGCCTCAATCATCAGGTCACGGTCAAAGCCGTCGTCGGTCGCGTATTTGAGGCCAATGCGGAAGTTACCAATCCCGCACGCAACCTGGTTGTTCCCGGCGTTGACGTACACGCCTTGTGCATCGCTGTCCCGCTCAATGGCGCGGATCAGGCCCTCGCGGACTTCAGCCAGGTCCTTGTCGCCGTCTTCAGCCGGGCGGATGCGGATTGCCGGGCGGTTGATGCGAATGTCACCGACCACTTGCGCCACGAAAGTCGGAAGCGTGTTGATCGTCAGCATGGGCCGACCCTTGCGAGCCGCCTGCGCTTCCTCGTCCCATTGCTCACCGGCAAGGAACTTCAAGTCTTCAATCCCCTGATCCCGATTGTCGCGGTCAAAGTCTACAGCGCGCTGGAAACGCTCGCGCGCCTCCTTGATGAACGAGGCCTCGTCGTCATAGCCTTCGATCTTTGGCGCTTTGCGTTTGGGCGCTTCGCTCATGCAAACACCACTTTCACGCGCGGAAGCGGCCTGTCATCGTCGCGCACGTCTGGCGCAAACAAATCAATTAAGATGCCCGCCATTTTTGCTTCCTTTGGGGTTTCAGCGGCCCAATAGGATTGAAGGGCAAGTTGACGGAGGCGTTCGGCTTTGCTCATCTTACGCCCCCATCCAACTGTTAGCGCCTACGCGGCGAGGTGGTCGTTTCTCTGCGCGTGCGGCGCGAGGCTCTTCATACGCAACACACATCAGGCCGAACGCATCAGCGCCGTGTGAGGACCAATCGTGTTCAGGCCCTAGCCCTATGCCCCGCGCGTCGTCGCGGCGTTCGTGGTAGGCTCCCAGCGCGTCCCGGCCGGGTTCCGTGGTCAGTTCGTTGAACCAGATGCGGGGGAACAATCGCCTCGCAGCCTCAATCCGCTGCATAGCCGCGCCCTTACCCTGGTTCTGCACCGTCTCAGCCTGAAAGCCTGCCGAGCGGATATGGTCCTCAAACCTGACCGCCGTGATATGGTTCATGTTCGCCCCGTCGTGGGGCAGGACGTTAAGCGCGTTGCCGTAACCCTTCTCACGCAGCCAGTTGAGGTGCGTTGCAAGAGGCTGACCGGATGCTTCGTAGTAGTCGAGCACCCTGATCTCACGCCCGACGAATTGGGCAACCCAGATCGCGGTGGCGTCTCGCGTTCCGATGTCCCAGAACGCCCGGTATTGCATCAGCGGATCAGCGGCGACGTGGCCAATGCGGCCTTCCGTCTTCGCTGCGGTTAGCTGGGTCGCGTAATATGCGCCCTCAAATATCTTCACGTAGTCGCCATTCCAGATGTGCTCATATTGGTCAGGCGACATGCGGAGCGTGTTCTGTCGCTCCATTTCCAGTTCGTGCGTCCACCACGGGTTATCTTGCCATCGGGCATGGACCACCACGCTGTCGGTCGGGGTTTGCGTTCCCCGGAACATCACATCTACCGCGTCTTGCTTGCGCCTCGGGTTCCATGACCAAAGCATCTGCGAGCCAGGTGCGCGCATCGTGGCGCGATAGAGGTTGATCGAGGTATGAGTTGCGCCGTGGGCTTCTTCCCACCAACCGCGCTTAAAGCCTTCCAGCGACTTGATGCTGTCAGCTGTATAATCATTCATGCCCTTGAAAATAATCAGGCCATCGCCCGGCGTGCGTATCACGTCGCGATACACCTTGAAGCCGTCCGCTTCACCCAAGCCGTGCGTTGCGAGCTTCGTCTCTAGAAGCAGCTTGGACGATTGGGCCAAGTCCTTCTGGACTTCCCGCAGGCAAACCGCCCGCATCCCTTCGCCGCCATTGTCGCCCGGTTCGGCTAGGCAATCCTCAACCATCAACCCGGCTATGAAATGCGACTTGCCGGAACCTCGACCGCCCCAAACCGCTTTGTCACGGGCAGGAGCCAGAAGCGGCTGGAAGACCCTAGCTGTCTCTATTCGGAGAATCGACAATCGCTCTCTCGATCTTCTGGACGGTCGCCTTCACGTTGGCGTCGAGATCAACGCTCTGTGTCGGCTTGCCGTGGCCGCGATCTAACAGCTCTTTGATCGCAGCGACCTTAGCCGCATCGCTCTCGCTGGTCCGCATGATGACGGCCAACGCGTTGACGGCTTCCTCGGTGTAAACTTGGGCGACGGCTTTGATGTCAGCGGTTGCCTTGTTCGGCGTGCCTTTGGTTCGGCCCCCGGTCTTAATGCCCGCTGCCATCTACTCGCCTCTAATTTAGATCGCGCCCCATAAGGGTTGAAAATAATTCGTATGCGCTCACGCTTGATATCACCTAGCTATCGTGATATCTAATCGATATGTCCAAAACACCCCGCATCATCTTCACCCTGCGCGACGACGACGTGAGCAAGCTGGATGCGCTTAAGGCGCTTTTCAGGTTGGATACGCGATCTGCTGTCTTGCGGAAACTGCTGCGCGATGCAGCCGCCACACCGAAAGGCTGACCATGTACGTTTACGTAATTAGCGCTGGGAGCGACCGACACAAGGTAGGGATTTCAGAACACCCAGAATCTAGGCTTGCGACTTTGCAAGTGGGCTCCGCTGAAACGCTGCGGCTTTCCTACAAACAAGAAACCGACAACGCGCCGGGCGCTGAAAAGCGCGCGCACTCGGAACTTTGGGGCTTCCGTATTCGCGGCGAATGGTTTGGTTGCAGCGAGGGGCAGGCCATCAGCATGGTCCGGCTTGCGATTGACGGCGAACCTGACGACGATGAGTTTTGGTCTTACGGTGGCTGGACCCACACAATTGGCGACGTCGTCGAATGTCGAAAGCCTGCCTTGTGGCTTGTTGGAGACGGGCCTTCGGTTGGCCAGAACTACACCATCACGCACGTAAACGAGGATGGCGGGGTTGACGTTCGCGAATGCCCTAACGCTGACTTTTGGTTTGACGCGTCGATGTTCTGGCCTGCGTTCGGGAGGCTTTTGTGCGCCGCATAGCTTTCAACGCATCCGCCTCCTTCAAGCCTCACCCGAAGCCGACTAAGGGGAAGCGCTAAACGAACGGTTGGCGATCAACCGCGTTGTCGATTGCCCGCTTGACATATGGGTCGATATTCCCGCCCGCCGGGTCGCGGCTTAGGTTTTTGAACGCGTTACGCAGCTTGGCGTTCTGCCATTCCAGATGCATCACCCGTTCGGCTAGTACCAGCGCAACCGCGCACAGGCAGAGGAACAGGATCAGCAGGATGAAGCAGGCAAGGAGCGCGTAAGCTTCCATTGTCCCTCGCTATGGTTCCCGACGCGCGC